AATTGGTTCTAAATGATGTTGCAGTATGGATACCAGAACCACTTAAACCTGTGGAATTGATAGTCACCACCCCACCAACAGTTAAAGTATCCCCAACAGTCAAGTCTGTACTGATTGCAACATTAACTGCATTAATATTTAAGTTGTTTGGAGAATCAATGGTTGGAGTTCCTGCAGAAGTACTTTCAAATCTAGTAGCAGTAACCACTCCACTAAATCTACCATCACCCTCAACCCATAATGCAGAACTTGAGAGTTCAGTTCCGATACCAACATTCTTAGATGTATGAATGCCTGCTGCATTTACTGCCCAGGTTCCTGCAGAACCAACGACTTCGCCACCACCAGAAGTAGTAGTAATTTCTACGGTTGCAATTCCGCCAGAGAAGGTTGCTGTAACTCCAGTTCCGACAAAGTTAATTGTTCCTGCAGTTCCTACTGAAGATCCTTCTTCTTGAATAACAATTCCGGATCCAGAACCAACTACTCCAGTTAGACCAGAACCATCACCAACAAAAGCAGTTGCAGTGATAACTCCCGTTAAATTAATATCCGAGTTTGCAGTATTACCTCTTCCAAGAACACTACTTAAAGTATCCGATTCTGAGGTAAGATATGTATTTCCATCACTACTTCCATCTGCTTTTAAGAATTGAGTTGATGTTCCACCTGGTTTTATGAATTGAGTCGCAGTTATTATACCAATCAAACTCATTCCATTATTTGCAGTATTACCTCTTGAGAGAACACTACTTAAGGTATCCGATTCATTATAGGTAGTCAAATATCCTTGTGTGGCATGATTTCCCCATCCATATGCAGTATTCCAATTGGAGATGTCTACGTTAGTTATTGTAGAAGCCGCACCAGTAAAGGTGTTTATTCCTATTTGTTCAAATACGAAAGCTTGTGTGGCAAATCCATAAGAACCAATCTCACTTGTCACATAAGAAGTAGTCGCATATCCAGCCAAATCTGTAGTGGATACAAGACCAACTAAAGAAGAAGTAGTCGCATATCCCGTTAGATCTGTAGTGGATACTAGACCAACTAGAGAAGAAGTAGTCGCATATCCCGTTAGATCTGGTGGAGTGTAACTAAACACGCCAGTTGCATTACTGTATGTTAAAGATGCAATTCCTGGAGAGTTTTGAGTTACAGATAGATCAGTCAATCCAATTCCAGATCCACCTGTTCCACCCACTCCAACTAAATCTGAAGCCGCTTCCCAGGCCGTTCCATTCCACTTCAATACTTGACCGGGACTTGGAGAAGGAGCATTTACGTCATCAAGATCGTTGATAACATATACAGCTCTAATAGTTGGTCTATTGAATAGATCGTTATAATCACCGGAGAATGTACTGATTGCAATTTGATTATTTACATAACCAGACGTTACTAATCCAACAGTAGTTTTATAGTCATCAACATAAGTACTGACATATCCTTCTGTCGCATAACCAACTAGTCCAGCATTAACCGCAGTTACTACATCTCCCCCAGTAATAATACCAGTTAATCCTGAGCCATCTCCAACAAATGAAGTTGCGGTAATAATGCCACTCTTACCATTCATTGTAATTCCGTAGCCAATTGCTACAGTAGATCTACTTCCATCAATGAATACTCCTGCTTTAGGATCGGCGACACCTTCATCATTTGTATAGAAAGATGTTCCAATTTGGAATGTAAAACGACTTTTTCCAAAACCATTAATTTCAAAATCTTCATCATCAAGTCTATTGAGAGCTACACCACCATCACCACTTGATACAACGTTTAGCCAGTTTGGAACCAACCACCTTCCATTGAGGTGACGCATATTACCAATGGTAATAGTTGTTGCCGCAATACTTACATATTCACCAGTTCCTCCTTGAACATCCAATATATAATTAGATTTCGCAGTAGTTCCAATACCAACGTTATCTGTTGTGGATAATCCAGAAACACTCTTAGTCCAATATCCTCTCGGAATTCCTGTTAGGTTTGAACCATCTCCATAGAAATAAGAGGCGGTAACATTTCCGGAGGAAATTACGTTTCCAAGATCTACATTTGGAGAACCAGATATTCCAGTCGCTATTCCGGATCCACTAATTGTTGTTCTGCCGTTAATTAGTGGGCCTACTGTTAGGGTAGAACCAAAATTAATTGTTTGGGCAACACCAATTATTACTCCATTATCTTCTACTCTTACACCAGAACCTTCTGCCGTTATTCCTGTGAGTAGTGATCCATCTCCAATAAACCCAGTAGCGGTTACAACTCCTGCAGTTACATTACCTAGTTCTACATCTGGAGTTCCTGTTAGATCTGCTGCTGTCCCTGCGGACATTGCATAAGTTGCAACTCCAGCGGAAGATGCATATGTGGATACGCCAGCTAAATTTGCATAAAGGGTTGACTCGGATCCTGTGGGAACAGTAACAATAACTCTACCTTGTCCATCTGGAGCACTTACAAGGATATTAGCACCAAAATCGATTTCTCTTGCAACACCTCTTCTAACACTGTTATCAAGGATTTCTACACCCGGATTTGTTGCGACAACATCAGTGAGTTGGCTTCCATCACCAACAAACTGAACCGCAGTAACGATTCCTGTCGATGTTATATTTCTAACTTCTAAGTGTTCTGTTGTTGTTATACCAGAATTTAGAATTCCCCCAACGTTAACTATTGGATTGCCAGTTAAATTTCTTGCAACAGTAGAAATGCCTGCAGTACTTGCATAACTTATAACGTTGTTTGTATCACCAAGAGTTGTGTAAATTTCAAGGAAGTTACTATTAATCTTCCCCATCGCTGCGCGGAGCGTATCACCTTGACCATCGTTTGCATTGGATCCCGTATTGATGCCAAGTCTAGACATTAAATCTTCCTCAGTCTTTCCCTTCTTTATATTTATCTCCACCTAGGGCCTACCGCCCAACAAACTATACTTTTTCTGATTCCGAATTTAATTTTTCTTACTCTATGTGACAACCTAGAGTCAAATACAATCATAGATCCTCTTTCTTTCGGCATGATAAAAGAATTTTTATTTTGATCCAAGAGTTGCAATTCTCCACCTTCATACTCATCTTCATGTGATAATTGCATGACAAATGATAATTTTCGTGAAGATTCTCCCATCACGTTCACTTTATCTTGTGCTATATTATTTTGAGTTGACCGTGTAAGTTCTGGTTTATAAGCATAGTCTATAACAGTATCGGCATGCCATGTGTAAAAATCACCAGGGTCATATTTTGTATATTGAATAGTATTTCCATCAATACCATCAATATCATATAAAAAATTACTTTTATTAGCTAATGATATGTAATGCCACACTAAACCGTGAATCCAATGGTTTGATTCTATCCATGCGTGTTTACTAGACCTGATATTTTTATTTGTATCACTTCCTTCGTATACATTTGTTTTCAATACTTGAGAGTCTTTAAAAGACGCATCAAAATCATTTATGTATTTGCATATTAATTCTGTTAGTTCTTCAGGCATTTTTGAAAAATACCATACTGATGAATGGGCCATAAATATTTTGAGAACGTAAGATCATGCAATTTAATTTTCAGTTTGGTAACAAGAAACCAGACAAAAGAGAAATCATAAAAGTCAGTATTATAGTATCTCTTCTTATATCAATAATATCTGCATTTAGTGGCATTACTGAAAATAAACTTTGGGATTTGTTAGATGAGTTCCAACGAAAGTATCTTCCATTGGGCATACTTAATGAGATTATAATACAAGATCCCGATAAAGTAAACCGTAGAGTTGAAAGAGATGTTGATAAAACAATTCTTGATGTAACAAGGGAGTATGATCGGATTATTTCCGATTATGATCAAAAATATAAACAAAAATACTTAGAAGAAGAAAACGATGAGTCTTTGTGTTACTCGGAGGATTGTAAGAAACTTGCACCACCGATGAGAATGTGTTCTCCAGTTTTTGAAGGAATTGATTGTCCTGTGAAGTTAGAGGATAAATAAATAACATTATAAAAGTACTTTTTGTAACGATGAGAGCAGAAGAAATCAAGGGTCTCATGGAGGCCTATTCCCATGTTTACGAGACTCCTGAGGTTCTCTCAGAGGAAGTTGTAGAAGAAGATGTAGAACAACTTAATGAGATGGGTGAGGGCACTGCAGCATTTAAAAGAGCAAAAGCAGCCCGAGAGAAAGCTAAAGGTGAAGCAAGAATGCAGGCTAATGTTCAAAGAGCACAAGCACCAACTCTTCCTACCAAACCTACTAGAGGTGGTTCTTCTAGATACCAAGCAGTTGCAGCAGATAAGGGTAGAGGAGGAGATGCTGCATACAGAGCAGGTGGTGGAGATGCCGCAGCAAGAAGTGGTTTAACCAGACAGCAAATCCAACAAAAAGGAATGACAGCTACAAGGGCTGCAGCAGCAAAACCTGCTCCAGCTCCTGCCGCTAAACCTGCTCCAGCTCCTGCCGCTAAACCTGCTCCAGCTCCTGCTGCAGCAAAACCTGCTCCAGCTCCTGCTGCAGCAAAACCTGCACCAGCTCCTGCTGCAGCAAAACCTTCCACTCCTGCAAAACCCGCACCAGGAACTAAAGCTGCTGGCCCAGAGTCAATCAAACCAAAGACTCCAAATCCTTTAATGAAGGATATGCCTGGTGAAACTCTTAAGAAAGCACAAGAGGCTCCAAAACCTCAACTTAGTGCAAGAGCACAAGCAATTAATAGTGGCAAGTCTCCATTAAGTAGAGATCCTAGAGCTCGTGCCGGGTTTGATCCAAGATTTGATAAAAAACCAGCACCAACTCCTGCTGCTAAACCAGCACCAACTCCTGCTGCTAAACCAGCACCAACTCCTGCTGCTAAACCTGCTCCAAAACCACCTGCTGGTGGATTTAGTACAAAAGAAGGTGATGGTAAACAAAGAAAGCCAGAAGATGTTCTATGGCACACTGACATCTTTGATCTAGTCAAAGGACATCTTCTAGATGAAGGTTACGCAGAGACCGAAGAGAATGCAATCGTAATGATGGCAAACATGAGTGAAGAGTGGAGAGAGACCATCATCATGGAACTCACTGGTGGTAAGGGTCATCCTGGTTACAAGGCTGGTTCAAAGGATCATGGAGATCTTGAGGATCATCCTGCTGCAGGTAAAAAAGGTGGTGTTCTAAGTCCTCGTTATGGACATCATCTCGGTGACATGGATGATGAAGATGAAGATGAAGATGATCTTGAGTCTACTGTTAAGCAACAATCAAGAGATAGTAGAGAAAGAACTAGAAAACCTTTGAGAGATAAGGTTAAGGCTGCCAGAAAAAAAATGGCAAAAGAGGGTATTGAACTAGAAGCTATCCTTGCTCTTAACAGAAGAATGGAAAGAGTTTACGAAGCTCAAAGAGCTCGTGAGAATCCAGAAGATCATGACAAGGAAGAAAAGAGAAAGTACGAACCAGTTCGTGGTGAAAAGACTCCTATGCCACCAAGAGGTGACAAGCGTAGAGAAGCGTTTGAAAAATGGTACGCGACACAGATGGGTCGCTGATACGATCTGAAATAATTTCAAGAGTCCGCTTGACGGACTCTTTTTTTATGGGTACAATAACTCTGCCAGGGTTCAAAAGATAAATAAGGCTCATATAATTCTAAGAGCTTTATGAGTTATGAAAACCCTTGGCTCTACAATGGAGAAGTTTTTGAGTCTGATCATATTCAAGATCATTTTGGTTTTGTTTATCATATTCACTGCATTCCAACTGGTAGGTCGTATATTGGTAGAAAATATTTCTGGAGTTTCCGCAAGAAGAAGGGCGCTAGTAGAAGAAGTAAATCGGAGTCTGATTGGAAAAAGTATTACGGATCCTGTCCAGAACTCAAAGAAGATGTAAAGAAGTTTGGAAAAGATAAGTTTAAGAGAACAATTATATCCTTACACGACACTGTAGGTAAAACCAATTACGAAGAGACTCGTCAGTTGTTCCTCAACAATGTCCTGACAGAATCTCTTGACAATGGGGAACCAAGATACTACAATAGCAATGTTCTTGGTCGTTACTACAGGAAGGATTACTTTCATGGAAAATCAGCTAATTGACAGTGTTGAAAATCTAAAAGATAGTATTATTGACCGTCTTCATTATCTTGCCGAGGTTGGGGATTACCTGAATGCTTGTGCAGTTTATGAAGAATTCCGAGAAACGATTACGGAACAACCGTAGGTGACTTTTAGTAACAAAACTAAATAATCACTTATAATGATCTTCGTCATGAGAATTTGAAGTGACAATTAGAGCCGTGGGCGCTGCCCCCTGAGAAGGGGGAACTTCTCCTTTGCCTATACGGATGTAGAGTTCAATTAAATTTAGTGCAAAATTTCTTTACAGTAGCCCTGCCCCTTATGGCTGCGGTTACAACCAATGCGGCAACACTGCCATTCGTAAACTACAAAATGGATGGGCCTCCGCCCCCAGTAGTTGAAGAGACAGCGACCAAAGAGGTTGCTCCCGAAACGCCAAAAGAGAAAAGGCTAATTTGTAAAGGGTGTAATGAGAATGAAAATGTCACTCTGGCATTTCTTCAGGATCATGGTATAAAAGACAGAAACGCCCTTGCTACCATCATGGGCAATATTAAGCAAGAATCTGGATTCGTGCCTAATATTTGCGAAGGTGGAAGCAGAACCAGTTATCATGGCTGCGGACGTGGCTATGGTCTGATTCAATGGACATCTGCCGGTAGATATTATGGATTGGGTGATTTCGCTAAGAAGTATGGTGGTTCTCCATCATCACTTCCTACGCAACTTCGTTATCTTACGAATGAAGTTCAATGGAAACGAATTGAAAATAGTATGAAGACTCCTGGTAAGTCTATCAATCGTTACATGAACTATGCGTACAGTTGGATTGGTTGGGGCATTCATGGTGCTCGTACACATTATGCACATGAATATGCTAACCGACTAATCACGGTAGAAGTGTAAACAACAGAATAGTGGGGAGTTCATACAACTAAGTAACTCCCCTATTTACATCTTTAAAAAAATACTATATAATTAACAATATTAATGTTAAATGTATGTCAAACATTGGAGATTTGTTGAGTAAAGATAAGTTCAATCACCATCAAATTAATGAAGATATAAGTTATAAACCAGAATATAAAGCTCCAAAAGAGTTGCAGTATGAGTCATTAGATGATGAATTAAAAAATACCTTAGATTACCAAAAGGTAATGGGAATTATTAATGGTCTTTGGCAAGGAGGAACTATTAAGAGAGCCCCTGGGTATTGTTTAAGTGTTAGTGATATGATGCTTAAATTGTTACATACTCAAGGAATAAAATCTAGACTTGCTGAATGTTCTGTAACGGTTATTACTCAAGATCCGCCGACAATCAGTATGATTGGACATGATGGAGTAAGTACCGGAATGAAAGATGAAATGGATAATCATATTGTGGTTATCACTGACACTGAGATTCCAATGTTGATTGATCTAAGTGTATTTCATTTTTCCGAACTTACTAATAAACCTTTTATTGTAGAAAGACTTTCTCCATCTGAAACTTGTGGTCTTTCGGAATACAAGTTTGAAAATTCTAGATGGATGTATGAAGAGAAAATAGATTCCAAAGTCCCATACTTGCATCAACAGAGTATTCTTGATAGAATTAACCTTGATAGAAAAATTGAGTCTAACTTTAAACTAATTAATAAAGTTATGATTGGCATTGCTATTATTACTTCTATTAATTTTATTCGTGGTGGCGCAGACTATTATCAAAAGTACATTAATAAGACTAATGGATTTGGCCCAGTTCATAAAACATTGGTTAAATAGGGGAGACCCTTTCTGGAGAGTTGGCCGAGTGGTCGAAGGCGCAGCACTGGAAATGCTGTAAGGGGGCAACTTCTTCGAGAGTTCGAATCTCTCACTCTCCGCTTGACAGGACAAAACCTCCTCCTGTATAATATGGAGGTTCAAATGACTCAGTAGCTCAGTTGGATAGAGCATCTGCCTTCTAAGCAGTTGGTCGGGGGTTCAAGTCCCTCCTGAGTCGTTGTCCTTCTTTCATTATGGACTCAATCAATCCAATAAAAGTTTTACTTCTCATTGGAGAACTTGAAGGGTGTTATGCCCATACCAAGAAGTTGGGTTTTGAAGAGGACAATAAAATCCTTGATGAGATGAAGAAGAGGTATTATAAACTCTACTTCAAACTCTGTAAGGAACAGGGTATTAAACCCCTGTAATCCCCTGTGGCGCAGCGGTAGCGCAGTTGACTGTTAATCAATGGGTCGCAAGTTCGAATCTTGCCGGGGGAGCCAGTCGGTATGGCGGAATTGGTAGACGCGCTGGGTTTAGGTTCCAGTGTCTTTATGACGTGGAGGTTCAAGTCCTCTTACCGACACTTGACAATTAAATCTTTTATAGATATAATTGTCTCATAAGCGGGTATGGTGTAGCGGTAACACGCCATCCTTCCAAGTTGGAATCACCGGTTCGAACCCGGTTACCCGCTCTTAGGGAGATTAACTCAGCGGTAGAGTGGCTGCCTTACAAGCAGTAAGTCATTGGTTCGAATCCGATATTTCCCATGCATAAATACTTGAAAAGTATTTTGGTATAATGGAGAAACTTTTTAAACTACTGAGTGATGCACAAGCCTCTCTTTTTGTCTTATTCCATAAGACATGGGCTTATCATTGGAATGTAGTAGGAGAAGATTTTCCACAACTTCATACTCTCTTTGGTGGTCAGTATGAAACCATGTTTGAAGAGATTGATCGTATCTCTGAGCACATGAGATTTTTAAATGTAAAACCACTTAATAGTCTAGAAAGAGTTTTAGAAGTATCTAAAGTAAAGACAGGACAGAGCACAACAGACTGCCATAAGATGGTTAAAGATCTGTTGAAATCAAACCAAGATTTATGCAATCTTCTCACTGAAGTTGCTGAAGAAGCTGATGCACAGAAATCAAGAGGAACTTCAAATCTTGCAGATGATCTGAATGAAGCTCACGGAAAATTTGTTTGGATGCTTCGTTCATATATGGAAACTTCTCCTGGATTAACCAAAGAAGAAGTAGAAGAAGAAATGCAAGAAACATGTTCGGAGTGTTCTTGCGATCCGTGTGTATGCGAAAGTTCTGAAGAAGTTGAAGAAACTACTGAAGATTGATTAATTAAGGTATTGGACAATGCTAAGAGTAAGATGTAAGGTGTGTAACACCGAGTTGGAGTCGCATCCAACAAAATCAGTATGCTGTGGATGTGAAAATATGACTCTTGTAAAGGGAGACACTATTACTGCTGTTGACCTAAATCAAGTTGTTATGTTAAACTCTATCAAAGAAGATAAGAATTCTGGTGTACTCAGTGCATCAGATCTTGCTTATCAGGAATCCAGAAGGGCTCGTAAGGTTCGTAAATTGGATTTTGAAATCCGATAGGAGGATTGGCAGAGTTAGGTTTAATGCAGGGGATTGCTAATCCCCCGATGTACTTTAAGTGCATCCGTTGGTTCAAATCCAACATCCTCC